AACCGGTGGATCAACAGATACAGTAACGATTGCTTGTACGCTCGACGATCCAATAGCTATGTCCATTGCATTAGGAGGATAAAATATGGCAAATACTTTTAAGGTCGTATCGCATGATGTCATGCCGGCATCAGCTGGTACACCAGAGGATCTTTACACCGCACCAACTTCACCCTCGACAACTACGATTGTCTTAGGTCTGGTATTGTGTAACGTACACACGGCACAAGTCACCGCTGACGTTAAACTTGTAAGTGATACAAGTGGAGGTGGTCGAGCAGCTACCAATACAACAACATTTCTTGCAAATGATATTCCCATCGCGGTTGGACAAAGCACAAGTGTCCTAATGGGAGCAAAGATTGTTTTGGAGCCTACAGACAAGATACAGATTGATTGCTCTGTCGCCGACAAGGTTTCCGTCACAATGTCTATTATGGAGATAACAGCATGAGCCAACATTCAATAGGGAAAGATGCAACAGCTACTTCTTATGAGCCTGTTATAAAGCAAGGAGAAAATACAGTAGCTACTTCACTCACAATAGATGCAAGTAACAATGCTGTATCAGCTGGACCAATTACGATTGGAGCTAGTGCTACTGTAACTGTATCTGGGGTATGGGTGATAGTATGAGTACATTACAAGTAGAAACAATATCTCATACCAATAACACTATTGGAATGACGATAGATAGTACAGGGCGTATTCTTACTCCTGCAAGACCAGCGTTTAGAGCTAGAATAGCTGGGTCAAGTTCAGCACATGGCGATCAATTACATTTAGTTTTTGAAACAGAGGACTTTGATATTGGCGGTAATTATGACACTTCAACAGGGAGGTTTACCGCACCAGTTGCGGGAGTGTATTGGTTTGGGTTTAGTGGAATGACGGCTACAAACTCATCTGGAGGTGCGCCAACAACTAATGACAATATAATTGTTAGTTTTTTAAAAAATAGTGCATATATTGAAGGTGCTAGGCATTACGAATATGTTGGTGCATCCAATCAAGTTACAATGCGAATGGCTGATATGGTAAACTTGTCAGCAAGTGATTATGTTAATGTTTATTGCTCAAGTGAGTTTGTTTATTCAAATAGCAATTCAGCTTATGACCCTGTTTTTCAAGGATACTTAGTAGGATAAAAATATGTCAAATGAGATGATAGAATTAAGAGAAGTAAGAAATATGTTGTTGTCTGAAAGTGATTGGACAGTCATGCCAGATAGTCCTTTGTCTGATAGTAAACAAACAGAGTGGAAAACATATAGACAGGCATTGAGAGATATTACTAAGTCAGCTAATCCAAAGGTAAGTGACGAAAAGTTGCGCTTAGATCCATCCTCTGTAACCTTCCCAACAAAACCGAGTTAGGAGTAAGACATGGTTAGCAAAATAGAAGTCGATACAGTAGTCAATCAGAGTGGCGACCAAGATAGTGGTTTAGATTTATCTACTAATGATGTAGTTGCAGTAAAGACTGCTAATACAGAACGAATGAGAGTTGATGCAGGAGGTGATGTTGGCATAGGTGTGTCTCCTGAGACAGACCACTACGGTGCTTATGTAAATGTAAACTTTGGTGTTAGTGGTCTTGTTGGTTCTAACTCAAGTGGTACAAACACTACATTTCTAACGAATAACGCATACTTAAATACAGGTCCAAATTGGATATACAAAGAAACAGATGAAGCAACTAAGTATAACCAATCAGCAGGAAAGCACGTTTGGGAAGGAGCATCCTCTGGCTCGGCAGGTGGTACAATATCATTTACAGAACACATGACACTTGATGCTAGCGGTAGATTGCTAATTGGTGCTACTTCTTATGATGCTTCTAATAAAGGTGTTTATCTAAATGGAGCAAGTGGAAAAGGATTTTTTACAGTAAGTGGAGATGCTCCTTTAGCTATACATAGACTATCGGATGATGGTGACTTAATTGAACTTAGACAAGCAAATAATACGGAAGGTACAATATCTGTTTCTGGTTCAACAGTTTCTTATAATGGCTTTTCGGGTCTACACGAAAGCTCTGGTATAGCTACAAATACACCTATAGGAACAGTTGTATCAACAATAGATGAATTAGATGTATATTCTGCAAAACAAAATGGGATGGATGGAGAAGAAGTGGATAGTCCAAAGGCAGGAGAAACAAGAGCAGACCACGCTAAAGTAAAAATATCTGATACAGCAGGAGATAAAGCTGTGTATGGAGTTGTGGGTAGTTTTAACGCACAAGGTAAAGTTAATGTAGCATCAGTAGGCATTGGCTCTGTGCGTGTAACAGGTGCGTGTGCAAAGGGTGACTTACTAGAGAGCAACGGAGATGGCACAGCAAAGGTGCAGTCAGATGATATTGTAAGGAGCAAGACAATAGGCAAGGTAACAATAGGTAATAGTAGCACAGACGTTAAGCTAGTGTCGTGTGTACTATATTGTGGATAGGAGAGTAAATAATGACCTCAACATTAAAAGTAGATACGATTGCTCATTCTGGTGGCACTACTGGAATGACTATTGATAGTAGTGGTAGAATATTAAAGCCAAGCCAACCTGTGTTTGAAGCATGGTATACTGGAAGTGAACTAGCATTTAGTACAGGAAGCAACCAAGCTCTAGTTTACAACAATGTTACACAACAAGGTGGTACAAACTATAATACTTCTACAGGAAAATTTACAGTACCCATAACAGGGTTTTATTGTCTTACACTTAAAAACAATTTTTACAACATTGCCGTTGATAATACAATGTATCATGGGCTACTTCAGAATGGGACTGGATTTGGTACAGATGAAGAAACTATAGAAGAATATATGACAAGTTCCCATGCTACTCTCGATTATATTCTTTCAGCTACTATAATAAGACAGTATACGGCAAATGACACACTTCAGCCTTATGTAAGGGTTGGTGATGCTGGAAATGGAACAGGGCGTACAAACTATACTGCTAAGAATTATCAAATTTTTGCTGGGTTTTTAATAGGATAACAAAATGACAAAAGAAGAAATATTATTAAGAATACAAAGAGATGCTTTATTAAATCAAAGTGATTGGACACAAGGGTCTGATAGTCCTTTATCAAATAGTAAAAAAGATGAGTGGAAAACATATAGGCAAGCATTAAGAGATTTACCTAAAACTGCTAATCCAAAATTAGATGATACAAAATTGTTACTTGATATGTCTTCTGTTACCTTTCCAACAAAACCAAGTTAATAAGCTATGACCAAAGCATTAGACGGAAGAGTTACAAAACTTGAAACTGAAAACCACATTCAGTTCAAGGAAATATTCTACAGATTAAAACGACTAGAAATGGTGTTGATTGCTGGAATGGGTGCAGTAATTACCATGCTTGTTGGGATCTTATTTCAAATAAATTAAATTTTTACCTAGGGGGAACCGTTATGGTTTTTGGGGTTGGGGAAGCAATCGCTGCTGCGAGTGCGTTCAAAGCTGCGGTTGATGCTATTAAAAGTGGCATTGGAACTGCGAGAGATATTGGCGATATAGCTGACTCAATCGATCAGCTACTTGATGGCAAAGCTAGGATCGACAGAGCGAAGAAACATAAAGCAGCACCAGGTCAATTCAGTATTAAGTCAATCGCATCAGAAACCATAGATGCAAAACTTGCTGAAGAACAGTTATATCAAATTAAGGTCTTAATAGACAATAGGTTTGGACATTCAACTTTTCAGGGAATTGTGGATGAACGTAAGAAGCGGATCAAAGCCTACAATGAGGCGGAGCAGAAAAGACTACAAGCCAAAGCAAAACGTCGGAAAGAAATGATGAATGATCTTAAAATACTTTTATGGATTATTGGCGGTGCTGTTCTCGTTTGCGTGGTTGGTATCGGCTATCTCTTCATCACAAATGAATTATAAATCGGAGATTAAAAATGATACACAGAATTTTATCCTGGTTAAACGAGTTCGTAAGACCGCAGCCGGTAGAAGTCTTAACGAGTTCTACTGTGTCTACATCTCGCAAGAGGGGGAGACCAAAGCAATCAAAGTCAGCAGTTACGAAAACTGTCCGGAAGAAAAAAACTAAATGAGTCCAGAAACTTTGGATCGCTGGAAAATCATTCCCAGGCTAATGATGATTACGATCTTAATTATCAGTTATCAAGTTTGCTCCTGGTTCATGAGTCTGCCGGATCCGACGATAGAGCAATCTGGATTTTGCTCAATTGTGATCGGTGCTCTAACCGGTTGCTTTGCAATTTGGATGGGAAAGGAAACTAGCACATGAGTTTAATAACTACTTTAGTAGGACCGGTATCTTCTCTACTCGATAAGTTCGTAGAGGACAAAGATCAGAAAGCGAAACTCGCGCATGAGATCGCTACAATGTCAGAAAAATTTTCTCAAGAAAAAGCGCTGGCACAGATTGAATTGAACAAAGCGGAGGCTGCATCCGGATCGGTTTGGAAAGGCGGCTGGCGACCATTCGTTGGCTGGATTACAGCAAGTGCATTACTCTATCATTACATCTTAAAAGA